ATACTTGAAAGGCTGCTGCTGTATCCGCTACTCCTTGATGAACTAACAAAGCTGGCCTTGTTGCCGTAGTGGATCTCAAATGAACTTGAGCCGTAACTCCAGCACTGGTTGTGGCATTAACATAAATTAAACCAGCTCCATCAACCCTAACTCGCTCAACACTATTAGTGGCAATACCAATGTTATACGCAGCCGGTGAGAAAATACCCGTGGTAGCATCATTGCCAGCGCAAATAGCAGGTGCAGCAGCAGTACCAGCAGCTAGGTTTACTGGCTTGTATCCACCCAGGTTCAAGTCGGCAATCATGGAGTTCTGGCCGTCTTTCGCTACGCAGTTGTTAATACCATCTTGGAAATCATTATCTTGTATATCGTGACGACTAGGCTCTATGCCAGTGCCAAGACTAGCATCGCCAGCCCAACCACCAGTTGCTGAATTACCTTTTGTGTAACTTCCTCCCGACCAAGACATATATGCTCCTTACGCTTCTATTAAATTATTTGCTGCTTGCAATACATTGCCACGTTTTACGCGCACATCTTTTGCATCAATTCCTAAATCATCTAACACATCGCCAACAGTAAATTTACCAGCGGTTTTATATTTTGATAATACTTCATCTAATTTAACTTCGCCTACCTTTACGGCTATTTTTGCCAAATCAAAATCATCGTACTTACGAAGCAACATTACTTTTTTAACATATTCTCTAGTTTCACTTGGAACTCTTGTAACACTTTTTATATTTTCCCAGGTAACTGGCTCACCTTCTGCTTTTAGCTTTTTAACAGCTTTAGACACGTTGCCCATGCCCCAGTTGTAAGCGGCTAGTGCTACCTTTTTGTCGCCAAATTCATCTTCTAATTGCTTTAAGTATCTGCTACCAGCTTCAACATTCTTATCTGGATCAAATCGTTGCTCTGACGTAAGACCTAAATCCTTAGCCGTAGCTGGCATTAGTTGCATTAAACCAGCAGCGCCAACAGGACTAACAGCTTTAGGATTAAACGTAGATTCAGCGCCAATCACTGCTTTAACTAATCGTGGTTCGCTGTACTCTTCGCCTGTAGGTATGCTTACGTTTTGCTTGCCTACCTGAACGGTTTCAGGTTGTGGGGTAGGTTCTGGCGTAGGCTCTGCTGTGAAATCTCCCAGCGCTGCTTTCAATTCATCTAAAGCATCTAATTGACTAGCCTCTGTCTGACTCATCGTGGGAGATGCTGTCGGAACAACAACAGGTTGTTCGGTTTGAAATCTAGGCGTAAATAACCCAGCGCCACGACTTACTGCCGCTGCTTGTGGGGTAAGAGATTGCACTAACGACATAGCCTGGTTTATTTGCTGATCTTGCAAAGCTATTCTTGCCGCCTCTTCTTTGCCGTATATTGCAGCATCATTAATATATTTTAGAGCTGTACTTGGGTCGCTTAAAGCTTGAGCTAATGCACTAGCAGTTCTTCCAGTGCTTTCTTGTATTGTGCCACTTAACAATCTTTCGCCAACGCCAGCAGTAACACCCGCCAATTTGCCGCCTAATGCTGACGTTATTCCAGACCGCCCAACATTGCGCATAGCAGATAGTGCACTTGCTTCTGCACCAGAAGCTATTGCTTCTTTACCTGTGCCGCCTAACGCACGAATTAAACTTGTTGCTTGCGTGTCTATATTTTGAGCAGACAAACCTTTTACATCAGCAGCTTCAGCAGTATTTTGTATTTTAGCTAACGCATCTTCCCATTGCTGTAATACTGGGGCTATTGGACTATCTACAAATACCGCACGTTTACTACGCAACCATTTTAACTTTTTATCGACAGTTTGCTGCTGAACAAAATCAGCCATTTCAGTAGCTAACTTATTAGGTTCTAAACCACCTAATACTTTTGCGTATTCATCTGCTACTGCTGATTTTTTACTAACCGAAGTAATAATATCTTCAGGGTTTTGTTTGCGAAGTAATTTAGCTAACGGGCTTAATTGGCCATCTTCGCTCCTAAACCAACGCTGCTTATATTCTCGCCAAGACCGTTGAGCATCCTTTAATCGCTCTGTACCAGGAACTTCATCAATCTTCTTAGCAAGCATCTCGCTAAGTCTATCTGCTAAAAGCTCATCACGAGAACCGCGAGTAGCTGAACGAGACAACTCTAACGCTTGAGAGCGCAAGTCTTGCAAAGCACCAACATTTGTTTTTGTAAGCTTTGCAGTTGGTTCTGCGGCTTGTCTGCCAAACCCTGCAGGTGTTTTTTGCTTTTTAGGAGCGGCATCAAGCGCTTTAATTTTTTCAACAAGACTTTCTAACTCTCCTGATGGCCCAAGAACATCTGAGCCTTTGTAGATTCTATCTACTTCTTCTGTTGCCGCTTTACGCAACCCTACAGACGGCGCTGCAATTTCTCGGAGATCGCTTGTAAACTTTCCCCCTGCACTAGCATTTTGTGCTTCTCTAGCTTTTTCTAATAACTCCCTAGCAGCTTCTCCGGCTCGTTTGGGGTTTGGATCTTTTAATGCCGACATATTAAGTGCGGCTTGATCTAAATCATCTAATTGCTTTGCTGCTGTCTCTGCAAATGTAATGTTTGCTTGGCCTAAATCTTGCCCAGATAAAAGCTCTTGCATACGAGCTAATTGTTTTGAGCCAGTAACATCAGCAGTAGTTAAAGATTGCCCTACAGACCCAAGCGCTTCTTTTTCTGTTGCTGCTTGTATTAATTTTTGTGGGGTAATAGCTTTTGCAAGTTCTTGACCAACTAAACGCTGCGCTGCTTCTTCCGTTGAAGGGCCGACAAAGCGGCTAACTAATCCCGTAGCTTTTTTAGCTATTGGCGCAACTGTTCGTCCTAATGCTCCAGCACCTCGTAATCCTGTTTCAATAACAGCGCCTAATTCTGCCTCTTGCGTTGCTTGACTTAAACGACTGCTTGTTGGAGTTGTTCCGAGTAAATAATCAAGCCCCATTTGTACCGGCACATCGGCGTATGAACCTAATGCCCCGCCTAATATGCTGCCTACTGGCCCACCCAATACGGTTCCAGCGGCACCGCCAACAATGCTACCAGCAATCGACGCTCCTTCTTCTGGAATAACTCTAGGGTTTTCTATTACTGATAAACCAATATCACCAAGAGCTCTAAACGGTTGTGGAATACCATAGGAGCTTTGTCGCATTCGCTCTAAAAAGCTCAGTTCAGGTTGAGGCGTAGAAGTAGGCGTAAAATTAGGAGTGGGCGTTGGAGTCGCGGTTATCCCCAATGCATCTTCTAATTCAGCTAAAGCATCAGCCATTACTGCCTCCCTGCTCTAATTAACGCTGCTGCTGCGGCTTTTTCATCAGGGCTCATTTTAATTTTCCAATCTGCACCGTATTTGGATTTTAATTCTGTAACAAATATATCAGCGGCATTACCTTGTTCGCTACTACCTCCCTGATATATGCGCGGCTGTAGTGAAACCTGCGTATTTGACTGAGCAGATTGGCGCATCATATTAACTAAATTGGTTGGACTTTGTGTTTGCGTAGCAACTTTATCAGCAGCATATTGCAAAGTATCGTTTGCCAATCGTTCAAGAATACTTGCAGCTTCTTGTGGACCAACAGTTAGATCTCCCAATGCAATTTTTTCTAGCTTTTCATCTTCAGCGCCACGAGTTGCCATACCAGAACGCAATCTGGTAAGTCGGTCTGCTATGTCAATAGTTCGGCTTTTTAATTGCTCATCACCTAGAGCAGACATTGCCTTAATTGCTCTATATTCTGGATAAGACGATATTTTGCGAATATCTCCAGCCAAAGTTTTAGCTAGATTGCCAAAAGCCGTGGCATTAGCAGCGTCATCTTTTACTTTGGCCGTAAGTGTTGGATATTCTGCATCAAGTTGTTTACGCAATTTTGTGCGTTCAATGATGGCTTGATTATATTCCTGCATTCGCTCTCGACCCATGCGATCTTTTTCTTGTAGCAACTCTTTTTGCATTCGCTGTGCGATAGTTGCTTTTGCATTTAACAATGCAGTATCAGCATCATCGCCTTCTTTCATGTTTTGTATGCGTATATCGTTTAATAATTGTTCTTTTTGTCCAGCAGCTTCAATTCCTAATTGAGCTTTATATTGAGCAAGTTCTTTACTATATTGTGTTTGTATTTTATTTTGCTCAGCTTTCCATTCGCGCTGTTTTTCTGCATCTCCTGAACGCGCTTCAATTGACATCATTGTGCGTTTATCAGCAGCAGCATCTCGTTGTGTTTGCAGTGTTTCTTTACCTGCTTGTCGCAAAACTTCTAAACTTCGAGCTTCTCCACCACGAGTTACCGCTCCGGCAATTATTCCTTCATTTCTTAATCGTGCTAATTCTAATCGTGTTTCTGGGCTAATGCTGCTGCGAGCTGCCGCTTCTTCTCTAATTTTATTAAGTTCAAATTCTCTCGCTTGCTGTCCTTCTGGCGTATTAAAATAATCGGCCATAGCTTTTAATTTTGCTACTTCCTGACCGCCACTTAGTGCCAAGGCGTTTTCCCTTGTTTTTTCTTGAGCCGTTAGTGCAGTAGCCAAAGTAGAAAGCCTAGAACCAATAGCCGATGGGACTCCTTCTTGGCCGATTAAAGCAGTACGCTCCTCTGGCGTTTGCATTTGAAGCATCTGATTAGCTAAAGTATTAGCCTGTAAAGTATCTTGTAAGGCACTCTGACGGGCTTGGTAGCCTAATAATGATTGAAGCAATACCGAACCTAACCCAATACCAATGGCCTTTCCTGTTGAAGCATACGGCGATATAAGGCTAGGCGTAGAGGTAGCTACTGCCTGTTGAGCCAAGCCGTAAGGGTCTTGTGCCGGTGAGAAATTTAACCCAAGTAATGCTTCTGCTAATCCATCTGCCATGATGTTTACTTTCCATACCTACTAGCCATGCCCGCTCCAAAACTACCCGCAAATGATGCAGCCGCTTGCGACAAAGGATTCGGTTGCGGAGCTTGCTCATTGTATCGACCCATGGTTTGAGCTAAATCATATTGTTGATACGGATCTAACCCACCGCCGCCACCACCACCGCCACCACGAGGGGTAGCTTTAATCTGTTGCAACCTGTATTTGTTTTCTAGTGCGGCAAGTTCTTTGTTAAATTGCTGCTGTTGAGTCATAGTCTGCATGTTTGCAGCTTGCTGATACTGAGCCATTGACGGCGGTAAAAACTGTCCGGCTATCTCACCTGGCAACATTGCTGCTCCTGTAGCTTGCTGATAACCTTGAGCTTGAATACCCTGAGCCGCTTGCTCTGCTGCGTTCATAGCTTCTTGACGAGCTCTATCTTGCCTATCAGTTAAGCCTTGCAATTCGGTTTGATACTGCTGGCTGCCAGGCGCGACACCGCGATTAGCCATAGCAGTTTCAAAATCTTGCCTCTCTTTAGCAAATGCTTGGCCTGTTCTTTGCTCAAACTGACCCATTACGGATTGCCTAGCTTTGTCCATCGCCTGTTGAAACTGCGGTTCGTACTGCTGTTGGAAAGTTTGGGGGTTAAACTGCTGAGCATAACCACCCATCTGATTAAATACTCCGCCACTAACATCACCCATTTGATTCATCTGCTGTTCAGGCGATAATTCGCCAAACGGTGTAGCTCCAACTGGTTGAGTTGATACCTGACCTCCCTGCCCTGGTTGTCTTACTGTTTGACCAGAAGTCTTACCCAAAAAAGCGTTTGCAGCGCCACGACCTTTATTTTGTAGGATGCGCTGATAGCGCTGTTGCTGTTGTGGATTTAACGCGCCATACGCAGCTTTGTTTTCAGCGTATTTAAATGATGGAGCTTTTGGATCTCTTGCTAGTGCGCCTGTCTTTGCCATAACTATACCTGTCCACCTAAATCATACCGAATTTCAAATCCGTATATATCCATCGTAGTGTTTTTAATAGCACCACCAAACCTTACTGCTGCACAATGGCCCTGTCCTTTTACAGCGTACCTATCAAAAGTATAGGTTACATCAGCCGACCAAGGACTACCCCACGGACTCCCCCAAGGTGTAAAATTACTTGGTGGAACTGTCACATTGGTTGTTACTGCACTTCGCTTAAAGTCAGTATCTAACCCTATACTTAATGTAACCCCTCTCTTTACTTTTAATAAAGGTCTAATATCTTTGAAAGCTTTATAATTACCTCGGCTACCATAAAAGCTAAAAGCTGTTCGACCTGCAAAAAGAATAGCTTCTCCCGATGACGTAGGTGTCACCGCATCTGCTTGGCCGCTCTCCCCTTCGTAAACAACTCCTGTAAGGGAGCCGTAAAACGGTTGCTCAAAGGCGTAGCAAGATGAGTTGGCATGGGTGCCACTAAAAAGTTTAAAAGTAGTCCAACCTTTAGTGTCCATTGAGTACACCAAGAAATAATTTTCTGTGCTTGATTGCGGAACTGATATATAGACTCTTCGACCTCTAGGCCAAACAAAACCCGACCAATCATGCGAAAATGGAAAAGTTTCAGCGGCAGCGGAAATAATTGGATTTACTTTACCGCTTACAATATTAACAGCGGTAGCAGCATCGGCCTGAAATAAACTGGAAACAGGTACAACACCGTCTTGAGTAAGGATCCAGATATCCGCATCAAACCGAATAAAAGCTCTATAACCTACTGGCTTGGCTATATAGAAATGCGCTACTAACGACCAATCGGAAGGACTTGTTCCACTATAAAAAACTACCTCCCCTTCAGAACTGCAAGCAAAAAATAAGTCTTGAGAAGTAGATGCAATTTGATTTGTATAACTTCCAGCAAATAATAAATAACCGCCCTTTTTTAAGGCGTAAGTTATATCAACAATTTCATCTAACTTAGGCGACCCGCCTGTACCTGGAACATCTACTGAAGCGTGAACCCAAACTGAAGTACTGTTCTTTTGAATAAAATATAATCTTCGTTTCCAAGTAGCGCAGGTAATTAGGTTTAATAGGCCAGCACTGCAAGTAAACGTAACATCGGCTGCATTACCAGTTCCCGTATAAACCTGTGGAGTTTGTGCGCCGTTGCAAAGGTAAAGGTTATTGGCAAAGATTTCAGAGTTAAATTTGCCGTCTGTAATCGCCGTGGTGCCAGTAACAGCGCTTACCGACCCGTCAGATAGTATCTTATAAATAGCGCTGTCTGTGGCCGCTATAAGGTGCTTAACACCTGTTTTTAGCGGTAGTTCCCGCATAAAGTTAATTGGCGTTGCTGGAATAGTTGTGCCACTGTTATTAAACTTGGTATACCCTAGTCTAACCGATGGCGCTCCGGCTCCAGGGAATATGTTTACCAATTCCAGAGCAAAAGCTGGATCCATATTGTCTATTGGACTTACTGCATCCAACCCGCCATAGGGCGGTGACATTGTGAACCCTTGAAATGGCATTACTTATCCCTGCTTATATGGAACTGCCTGTTGCATATTGTATTGCTGTAACAACCCGTCATACTGCTGCTTTTGCTGATTATATAGCTGCATCGCTTGCTGATTATATTGCTGCATCGCTTGATCACGATTGCCATAAACACCAGGGCTAAGTCGATATTGGCCACCCATGTTTGCTGATGGTTGCGGCATCTGTTGTAGCATACCTAGTTGAGCGCCGATCGAATTACCCTGTGGCATATTGCCTAGCTGAGCGCCAACTTGATCGCCCTGTGGCATATTGCCAAATTGAGCACCAAATTGCCCTGCTTGACGTATATTACCTACCCAAACTTGACTTTGTGGATGCGGCCATTGAGTCTGGCCCGACGGTTGATTTGTAAGTAATAAATTGCTGGATGGCATTGAGCCTTGTGGTGCTTGTGGTTGACGCTGAATTTGTCGCCCACCCTGAGTTACAAGATTGCCTTTAGCGCCTCTATAAACACCTGGAGACAATCGCTCCCCTGCTTTCTCACGAGGCATTCTTGATAGTGCACTTTTGAGTTTATTGCCTTGTGCCATAATTACTTTTTACCTTTTGGTTTATTATAAGCTTTTTCTAATGCTTTTCTCATTGAAGATGCTTGAATTAGTTTTCCCGTGTCATCTCTATATAATCCAGCAGATTGACGCCCAACCTCGCCTTTTTTTGGTCGAGCAATGGGAGTTGTAGTTTGGTTGCTTTTTGCATTCGTTGATTGCCCACCTAACAAATCATTTGCCCCACGCGTGTAATAATCATATTGAGTTTGATTGATGCGATTTTCTTCTTTAGCTTGATTTAATTTTTGTGTAATTAAATCCATTGTAATACCTTGCTGTTTTGCAAAGTGTTGCATGTTTGCTCGTGCAACTGTGGGATCGTCAGCCGCATTACTAACGGCTCCTTTTGCATACCATGCAGCAATGTCAGATGCTTTTTGGCCAACAAATCCATAAGATGCGGCTAATGCATCAGCAGCAGGAACTGCGGCGTTCCATGCTTTAGGTTGCCCTTCTACTATTTTATCAATTTCACTCCATTTAAGACTTTTCCCGTCTTTACCAAAGTCATATTTGCTACCATCTGCTAAAGTACCTTGGTAATTCTCATCAAGAACATTATTTTTTTGCAAAACTCCGCGAATGTTATCTCGCATAAATTGAGCTTTGCCTTTAGAAGATCCAGTCCAAGAGCCGACTGCTCCAGCGGTAGCCCCTACTAATGCACCAATTCCAGCACCAATGGCAGTTCCTACACCAGGAACAAGGCTTCCAACTCCAGCTCCAATGGCAGCGCCAGACGCAGTTCCGCCCATTACTCCAGCTTTAGTACGCTGCGAACCCGCTGCCATATCGCCTATAGCTTGAGCCGTTTTATAGCCAGTATAGGCACCAGTCGCTATGTTTAATCCTGGAACAACTGAACTTCCTAAATTTGCACCGGCCGCACTAGCAACATTTGCCGCGCCACTTAATCCACTAAGTCCAGCTCCTACGTTGTCTCCCGATTGATAACTTTTGTAAGCTCCATACATTTGAGCCAAACCAAGTCCGCCTTGAGCAACTTGCGACCAATTTACATTTCCCCAAAAATTAGAATCTTGCAGTGATTCGGTAGGAACTTTTTGAACTCCAACAGGAGTTTCAACCGTTGACATTGCTCCTTCTGAACTAATAACTTTAGGCGCTGACATTGGCGCATTTAGATCAACAACGGGATTTGCACCACTTACTGTTGTAACTTCTGATGGAGCTGTTCTAGTTAGTCCCACAGTTCCACTTTCCGCAAATTTGCTTGCCGTTTGTGGAGCACTACTATTGAATAATTGATTACCTAAATAAGCACCGCCAGCTACGCCCGCTACTTGACCACCAGCTTGCGCCCAACCAGCTTTTTCGGCATCAGATGCCTGTTGCTTTGCTCGCTCTTGTGGGGTCTGGCCTGCGCCAAATCTTTGACGCACCAAGTTATCAATTTGACCTGGGTTTAACCCACGAGTGCGTAGCCAAAGAATATATGCTTTTGGATCGGTATACGTTAATTCAGGATCTCTAGGTTGCTGACCGTTCATATCCAAGTTCCAAATGCTACTACTCCACTCTTGCCAAATTGAGTAGGACGACTAATCCCACCAGCATAAATTATCTTACCAGCAGCTACCTTGCTAAATTCCTCATGGAGCTGCAAATCAAATCGCGGCTTAATACTGTCTAGCCCATGAATCTCCGCAAAGCGTTCTAATATGCCCTGCTCTAGCAATTTCTCTTGAAATATACTTGTGTCTGTATTGGCTAAGAATGTCGTATACGCGCCGTTATAATAAGTCCATGTCACACCACCATCAGAAACGCTTCCGCTTGTATGCGTTGGTTCTGTGCCCCCTGTAGTGCCTCCTGCTGTGGTTTGATAATAATTACCGTTGTAAATGCAGTAGGAATTGGCAGCAAAACCTGTAGAGGTAGTCCATGTTTTAGGTACAACACACCTTTCTGCTATGTATTCAAAGATTAAAACCTGGCCAGAAGTTTGTGGCGTAGGGCTAATTACGAGTTCGGTATTAGATAACCCTCTAATTTGAAACCGTTGATAGATTGTAGGCATGAGTCCATAGCCTTGAATCTGAGCATAGTCTTGCTCAGAAATAGGCCCAAGGACTCGCCACCGAGTACTTTGATTCCAGAATGTATCGTATTGGTAATAAGAAAAAGCGGCTGGTAAAGCATAAGTTGCCTGACCAGCGACTAGGGTTATAGAGCTTGAGGCGTAACACTTAGGCCAAGGGTACGCCTCAAATATGTCACGGTTGATACGTTGTGCAATCGCTAGCAACTGTTTAGTTGTAGTTTCTGTTGAGGCTACGATATTTGATTCAATTGTATATCCGGCCTCATCTGCAACATTCTGTATAACCGTGGCTATGCTCATACTTTTCTTGGCCTACCTCGTGGTCTAGGAGCGTCTAAATCTGGTTCATCCTCGATCTCGATGGACTGGATCACCCCCTTTCGTTCGTCGCGAAGATCGGTTCCTTCGTTAGCACTTATACGTTGCAACAACAGTTCGACTTTGTTTTCCAGTTTAGCAGTTCTAATTTGTTCCTGCTCTAATTGATTTTTAAGTTTAACTACTTCATTTTGAGTTGAATTAGCAGCAGCTAACCATTCCTGAGCTAGCTTAATAAACTTAGATAATGTTCCAAGTTTGCGCTTAGCTTCATCACTAGCATTTGCTACCTGCTCAACAGTTTTGAACCCTAAATACTGAAGTTCGCGCATAGCAGAACCGTTCATTATAGCCCATTCAGATAGCGGAGTTCCTTCAGTTACCGGCTCAGAATTAGCTTTAAACCTTGCATAGGCCTCTGGATATTCGTGAATATC